GGATAATTGCGAAGAAATATAAACTTATAGGGTAGGTACTATGTATAGCAACGAGTTCGCACACTCGACATCTCAGTCCTTCTTAGGCTAACCTACCCTCCATTTTAGGAGAAGTATGAAAACAAAAAAATGTCCTATGTGTAAAACACATAAAACAAAAGAAGCCTGGAGCAAAGGTGGTTGGGAACATATAACATATTGTAAACCTTGCATGAAAATTCATAATGATCGCAAAAGAAGTAAACAGCATGATATAATTATGAAAGCAACTAATAATGGTGAATGCTGGTGGTTGTTGCAAAGCATAAATGCTCAAAGGCATTATAGAAAGGAAAATTAATGACATCTAAATCAAAAATAAAAGGGAATAAATTTGAGAGAGATATTGTAAAAGCAGTTGAGCTACATGAAGTTAAAGCTGTGAGAAGCTGGGGCTCAAATGGTAAGGCACTTGGACCACAATATCACGAGGAAGTCGATATTTTAATTAATGATGATGTTAGAGTCCAGGCTAAAGTAAGAAAAGCATTACCTAAATGGATTAGACCTACAGAAAATGTAGACATCCAGATTATAAAAGAAGATCGTGGTAAAATGTTTGTAGTACAAGAATTAAATGATTGGTTAGTTAATTTAAAGGAAAATAAATGAGCATAGATTGTAGTTACAATGGTTTTGAAAAAAATGGAAAAATAAAAGTAAATTGTAAGTTGTGTGGTAGATTTGTGCCATTAAAATCATTTGCAAATTGCATTTCAAAAAATAATAACTTTGATGAATGTAATCATTGTATTGAAAAAATTAATGGTAGAGTAAATGGTGAAAAGGCTATGTACAAATATGAATCCATAGAAAGATTAAGGCTTTTAAAAATTGGAGAGAATATTATGGTTTATAATAGAATAAGGCAAATTGTTTCATATTGGACTTGGGGTGTTAATTTTCATGGTACTTCACGAAAAAGAATTAAAGGTTCTAATAAAGAATTTAAAATAGAATCTTTAGACAAAAAAACACACAAAATAATAAGAATTAAATGATTGGATGTTAGAATATAAAAAGAGATAGGTAGTAAGGTTTTTCATTCCTTACTTTTGGTGTTTTCCCTTATGCACACTATCTCTTAAAATTGGAGAAAATATGGTTTCAAGTGAATTAACAAGAGTTTGGATAACAAGTGATGGTAAAAGGTTTTTTAAAGAACAAGATGCTATTGAATACGATAAACTAAATAATATGGAGGATGAACAATGATTTTAGGTGTTTTAATAATTATGTTAATTTGTGTTGGGTTAAGAACATTGATTGAATATGAAAGAATAAACAATGAATTGGATTAACTTTTTGGTTTATGTTGGTATGTATATTATGTCTATAGTATTTTGGTATAGTATTATTAATTTTTTAAGTTGGGTATGTGAATGGCTAATAGTAGCGACTATTTAAAATATATAAAATCTAAAAATTGTTTAGTGTGTGGTGGCAACCCTGTTGATCCAGATCATTTGGAACATTTACAAATGGGCGGATCGAATCCAGAAGGTATTAAAAATTTTTCATGTATACCTTTATGTAGAAAACATCACCGAGAAAGGCATGATATAGGCAATTTTCAGTTTGAAAACAAACATTATATTAACTTATGGAAAGAAGCATTTTATTTATTGAGAGGATATTTCGCAGAATGAAGGATGAGTTTACTGAAAGATTATTAGATGCAGCTATGGAGTTTATTATTGAGATCGATAAGGGTAAATTATTTAAAGAATTTTTAAAAGAAAGAAAGGATATAGACCTTGAAATCAAAGAAAATTAAGGGACACTTAGATTTATTTAGTGGTATAGGTGGTTTTTCTTTAGCACTAGAAAGATCTGGAATAAAACCTAATTGGATTGGGTTTAGTGATATAGATAAATATGCAAATGAAACATTTCAAAGGAGATTTAAAGATGCAGAAAGACTCGATGACATTACCAATGTTCGATGCGAAGACTTGCCAAAAGACATTGACTTGCTTACTGGAGGATTCCCATGTCAAGCATTTAGCCAAGCAGGGAAGCGATTGGCTTTTGAAGACACCAGAGGGACACTCTTTTATGAAATTGTACGGATTCTCAAATATTACATTGAGATTGAAAAGCCCATCAAACATTTTGTACTCGAAAATGTTAAAGGCTTATATAGTGCAGGAAATTACACAGCATTTAGTACAATCTATAGCTTTCTCTCCGACATTGGTTATTCCGTTGAGTGCCAACTGCTTAATAGTAAGTTCTTCGGAGTCCCACAAAACAGGGAGCGGATATATTTCGTTGGTAGATATTCTCCAAGAGGAAGTAGACCCAAAGTATTTCCTATCAGACAAAATGCAAGAGAGATTAGTAAGAATGGAGAAGTAAAGTTTACTAACTCTGATCCACGAGGTTTTGGTTGGAGAGATTTATCGCCTACTTTAGCAGCAAGAGATTACAAAGATCCAAAATGGGTTAAGTTATGTAGTGGAAAAATAGATAAAATAGCTGATTTACAGCCTGAACATCCAAGTAATAATAATGTTTATTCAAAAAATGGTATTAGCCCTACTATACCTGCAGTTGCTTATAAAAGAGGGCCGCTACCATGTGTAATAGATGAATCAGAACCTAAAATTAATAAACCCGATCAGGTAGGTAAGGTGTGTGATGGTGATGGTGGTAGAGTATTTTCTACTAATGGTACATCTTGCACTTTAAAAGCACAAGGTGGTGGATGGGGAGCAAAGACTGGTTTGTATGAAGTTGAAGATCCAAAACTTAAAACTTATGCAATACTACCTGAATCTGAAAAACCTAAAGGTAATTATTTACCAAGAGAAAGAGTATTAGAATCAGAAAATGGTTTATCTAGAGCTTTATCTACAAACTCATCACAGCATCCATATTACAAAGCAAATGGAATAAGAAGATTAACACCAATAGAGTGTGAAAGATTACAAGGGTTTCCAGATAATTGGACTGATGGACAATCAGATACTCAAAGATATAAACAATGTGGTAATGCAATAACTGTAAATGTTGCAGAGGCTATATTTAGAAAGTTATATGAAATTCGCAGGTAAGGTAGAAAAAGGTAAATTAACACTTGATGATTTATTCGCTTTTAAGGACTATTTAAAAGAGATTGAAGGACATATTCATCTTGAAATTAAAAGTGTCGAAAAAGTACGTTCTCCACAACAAAATGCCTATTATAGAGTTATAATTAGGATATTATCTAAAGATTTAGGTTATGAAGAAGATGAAATGCATAAAGTTATCAAAGAAAAATACCAGATCAGCAGCACAAGACAATTATCTAAACCAGAGTTTACAGAACTTATTGAAGCCATAAAAAGATGGGCATCTATAGAAATGGGTATAGCACTACCTAATGCTAGGCAACCTCATCAATAGTAACTTTTAAAGTGTAAACATTAGAAGCAACCTGTTTAACACTTAAAGTATCACCTCTAAATGTACATATAGCAAATTGATCAGGGTTACTATTTGTATTATCTGGTTGAAACAAGAATGGCAAACTGCCACCTAATGTCATATTCCAAACAAAATTAAAACTATTATCTGTAAACATAGGGTTTACTCTAGCCTCATCCCAAGTAGCATCATATTCATCCATTCTGTGATCACCATCTGAAGGTATAGTACTGTTTGTTGTAGTGTTTGTTCCATTGTCTGACGATGTAAAAGGTGCTACACTAGAATTTTCATAAGCCATCCACATATCATCATCTGTGATATAACTAAATGATAAATCCCAAGTTCTTAAACCTTTTCTACCAAAACCACTTTTAGCTCTATGTTTATAATATGTTTCACCAACCTCCTCTAAGTTTCCATCACCAAAAATATCATCTACACCAGAAGGTGTTGCAGAACTTAATTCAAAAGGTGGATATTGATGTATATTGTTTTTCCAATTTGGGCTATAGTCCTTAATTCCATGCATAGTCCATTCTTGTGGTCCATCATAATAAATATTAGAAATAGTTTTGCCACCTACTGTGTTCTGTTTTTTAATTCCATCAAATCTTCTTCTCATGGTTAATTTAAGATCTGGACTATTTGGTGCATCCCAATATTTACCAACTACCATAGCACCTAAACCCATACCTGATACATCGTTATCAATAAAATGTCCACCTAAAGTATCAAGACCTATTTTGTTTGGAAAAGTAGAGTTTTCATTTCCTTGTGTTATACTTGTTGAAAAAGAGTTCCATATACCATAAGTTTCGTCAAAAGTAAATATGCTAGTTCCATTGTGGTTAGGTTTTAATCTAGTTGCAGTATAATATGCATCACCACTAACATCTCCTGAATTTAAAACATTAACATAGTTGTTAAATCTATTTGATTTATTAGCATTATCACTACCAGCATCATATCTTTTAGCATAAAAAAGAATATCTGAATCCATAGCTGGAGATTCTCCACATAGAACGCCATAGTTGTGATTAATTAAAGCACAAAAATTTATTCCATATACTGTTCTAGATTTTACTACTCTACCTATTGAATGTAGTGTATACCATTGGCTGTTCCATGAATCTGGATGAGGTAGTTGTCTTAACCATTGAGAGGATGGATTCATATATAATAATCGCTGACCACCTACATTATTATCAAAATATTTTGCATATCCCATAGCATGAATAAAGCTCGGTATGTCTACATAAAATCTTGGTGTTAAAACTTGTTTGCTCATTAATATCTTCCTCCACTTGAACTACGATATTCGCTTGATCTGTTTTTTCTTACATTCTTTTTTACTTTTTTTGATATTTTTTTCATGTTTACTTTAGGTAAATCATAATCAGGAAGGTTAAATTTAGTTTTATTTACTTTTCCTACATTTGTTTTTTGTGTAAAATCATCCCAATTTTTAGTTTCTAAATTTATATCACTTTGCACATTACTCCATACAGGAACTTCCATACTTGGTTTAGATATAACCATTTTTCCTTGTGGGTTTGCTGCTAAGGTTGTAGTAATTTTTAATTCACCTTTATATTCAAATAATTGCTGATTTTTTAAGGTTAAATTTTGTAAGCTAAAAATTAATATTTTATGATTGTTACCTTGCATAATCCAACCATCTGGAAGAGTAGGTGTTATTTCTACCTTTCCCTGAAAATTAATTTCTAAACCTGATATTTCTGTTGTAGAATCTATATAACATTTTCCATCATCATATAGTATACCAACATAACCTTCTACAGGTCTATTTTTGTTGTAATCATATACTTCTTTTAATTTTTTAGCTTCTATCATTCGATTATATTATCTCCTACATCATCATCATAATTTGTTTCTCCAAGACCTGTATCTTCTGATTGTGGTATTTTGGAATCTAAATCTTCTTCCTCTTCATTGCCATCATCATCACCACTAGTTACACCCAAAATAATATTAACCAATATAATGAGATCTTGTATATTAACACCACCATCACCATTTAAATCTATTGCTGCATATTGAGCCGAAGTAAGACCTTCAAATTCATTTACGATAGCAACTGCCACACCAACAACATCTAATACATTTATTATTCCATCTCCATTTAAATCTCCTGGTATATACGTTGGGCTTATTCCTACTTGATTAAATCTTAAAACTGTTTCCAAGTTAGCTGCTGGTAATTTCATAACTAAAACAAAATTCAAATATATTGGATATTCCCATTCATATTTTTTTTCTATAGTGATTTGTCCACCATAACCACTATCAACATCAATAAGTGCACTATTTACAAAACCTTTTGCATCTATGTTATCTCCACCATCACCATAAGTATAATCTCCCTGATTTATTGTAGTTCCTAGTATATTAATATCACCACTAGCTTTTGTTAAATATATTTCATATTCTATATCTTCAGTTGTGTCTGTGCTAATGTATGAAGTTATACTCCTTCTGCTTATATCAGGATTTACTTCATCTACATCCCATCTTGCTCTTATATAATCACTTGTATAATCTGTTTCTGGTCCATAAGATGGTAACATATAAGGATTAGGAATAATTAAATCAGATATAGAATCACCTGAATTATGGTCACCAATATTTCCATGATGCAATTGTGTTAGTTCAACATTAACTTTATCTAAAGACTTATTAATTTTGTTAACTAAAAAAACAGGGTATACTAATTGTCCATTTTTTATAAATTCTTTTGTATAATCATAACCAAAAGCCAATTTATTACCTATCAGTTTATCAAACCTAACAACATCTCCAGCTTCTAAATGTAAATAATTTAATGATAAATCTAATTTAATCATAAGGTGTTGATTAGCATACCACATCAATAATCTTCTTTGTAGTTTTTGTGCTGTTAAATCATCTCTAATATATTCAGTAACAACCTCAAGTTTAGAATCTTCATCATCTACTTTATAATAATTAATGCCGTATTGCTGATCAGGTGTAACTTGTTGTGTTAATATGTCTAAAGTTTCATAAACTGCACCTGAATTACTTTTTATACTAAAGTCTGTTTGTTTTGTAGTTTCGTTAGAACCATAATCTATTTTGTATCTTACATTAACTTGATTTTTTACATCTTCTAGTTTTGTTAATTCATATGCATAATATAAAATATGCTCAGTATTTATTGTTTCATAACTTTCGTAATCTGTAATATTTTGGTCTAAATAAATAAATTTAAATTCACCTTTACTGTTAAAAGAAGGAATGTATAATGAAGATTGAAAAAGTTCATTAAATAAAGTTTTTGCTTCAATTTGTTGGTTTGAAATAGTAAAAGCATGAAGCCAATCATCATCTAAATCTTCATCTGGTAAATCAATAAATTTACTATAATCTAATTCATTATTTAATATGTGTTTTAACATATATTGTGGTTTTGTAATTGGAGCAACATTTACTCCAATTTGATCTGCTCTTCCTTTATGATTGTAATAATATTCTCTTGTACTTATATCAGTTATTAATGCATCTTGTATTAAATAAAAATTGTATAAATTTGCATTAACATGAAGTGTATTTAAATAACCATCACTATATACTTGTCCTGCTCCCCAACATATTGAGTTTTGTTGATTTGTAGTATTAAAATCTAATAATATATTATTAAAACCATTTTCACCATTCCATTCTGTTCCTCCACCTTGACTATAATAGCTTCTTTGGTTTTTTCCTGATGTACTAGAAACAAATCTATGTTCATGATTAGGTTGTTCACAAAGAGTAAGCCATGAATCAGTATTGTAATTCCATTCCCAATCTCCACCACCAGACTCATTTACCCAATCAGTATAATAACGTGATGGACTTGGTCTTGTGTTTGCATCTAATCCTTCAGCTACCCAAAATCTTGTCATTTGTTGACATAGATGCATATTATTGTAACTTCCCCACACATCAGCAAGTTGAGTACCCCAAACATCGTTTTCAGAAGCCCAATTTCTTGTCATATAAAATACTTTAGTAACACAAGGAAAGTCGCCAACATTTTCTTTTAAAATCAATCTAACAAAAGCTCCATTTGGTGTTGGGAAATTTCCAGGAGCATAGCCTCTATAGGTGCAATGTAAATTTATTCCACTATTAAGAGAATCATTTTGTAATCTTTGTACTGGATACTCTCCTGTGTCATGACCTGTTTCAAGCCAATATTGATCAATATCACCCCATGTTCCTACAGCATCTCCAGATTGATTTGCTAGACCACTTTCTAAATTAACTTTTGTCGGCTCCCACCATGAAATTGCACTACCATCAGCATCTGTTACTGCATCTTTATAAGTTTGATAATAAAGTTGATCATCATTATCAAAAGGTCCTGTGCCATGAGTTTGTACATTTATATTACTAACACCTCCATCATGAGCAGGAAGATTACCATAAAATCCAACAAATTGTGCAGTAGTAGCTGGAAACCATATACCTGATACAGAAGAAGATGGATACACTAAAGAAAAACAACTTATTCTCTCTAAAGGTCTATAAACTCTTGCAGGTAATCCTTTTTGTCCTGTTCCAACTATATTCCCAGACTCATCTAATTGATAGCTTTCATATAAAAACATTTGTTCGTTTAAATTAAGTTGTGGTGATGTTGTGTCAGTTGCATTTTGAAATTCATATAATTTATCAGCATCATTCCATCCTTGATCTCTTGATCCAAACTTGTAAGGCTGCTCAGCAGGTACTGGCATATATCCATCACTATATACACTTAATGCTGTCTTAGTGCTTAACCAACCATTTGCTAACAAAAAATGATTTTCATCTATTGCAGGGTTATCGTATTCTATAGCACCTGGTGCATCCCAAGTGCCAACAAGCTCTTGATTTGGTTTATCTAATATTATATTGTTTTCTAAATCTGTTTTACAAGCTGCATTATCTACATAACCATAAGTCATAGGAAAAGGCTTTCCAATACTTTCAGAAGGATATAAAGATCTATTTTCCATTGTTGTAACAGGTAATTTAGTTTTCAATTTTTGTTCTGTTAAATCTTCTAAATCTAACTTTATAGATTCTTGAGATTGGCTATAACGTCTAATTGTTCCTGTGTATACAAGTAAACAATCTGTTATTTTATTTAAACCATTTGCACTATAATATACTTCTACAACTGCATTAAGTAATTCTTGAATTTTGTCGCTAAAATATTCGTTTTCGTATAAAGCATTAGAGATTTCTAAATCAACATTAGATATTGTGTATTTATTGTTAATAACATCTGCTGAACTTCTTATATTAGGAATATTTAACAAAAGAGGTTTATAATTTTTGCCACTTATAGTTGTATTTTTAATTGATAATCTTATAATTTCTGAAGCATCTTCTAGTTTATCATTTAAAGTAACACCTTTATATATTCTCACAATAGGATATAAAGATGTTCGTGTGCCATTTATTATTGATGATTTAAATTTAGAAGGTAAAGTTAACATTAACTCATACCAAAGTCGCTACCTCTTCGGACAGCTTCTTTTATTGATTCTGCAAGTTCACCTTCTACATAATCTCTTGTAAGTATATTGCCTGAAACATTAACTACTACATTTCCTGTTGATCCTGTTTGATTCATTTGATTTAAAGTTTCTAAACCAATAGAATCTACAGCATTTCTATTCATTACAAATTCACCTTTTTCAGCCTCTATTAATGTACCACCTGCTGAATGTCTACGACCACCTACATAACCACCTTGTTCAAAAGAGCCATAAATAGAAGGTTCATCTGCACTACTTTGACTTGCTCCTAATTTATTAGCTTCTGCTATTATAACTCCAGCAGCAACTAAACCTGCTGCTAAATTTGCTCCAGCTAAAACTTTAGTTGCAATTGGGTTAGTTTTCATCATTTCAGAATTTAAAGTTTTTAAATATGCCCCATAAGCATCAATAACAGCCATAGTTGCTTCTATATAAGCCATTTCTTTTGCATTTGCACCAAATGCTTCCATAGCTTTTCCTGTGAAGTTTACTACTGCTTTTGCAGCTTTTAGTTTTTGCAAATCAGCATCAAGTTCTATTTTACTTAATTTTTTTGTAACAGCTATTTTATCTTGTGACAATTTGATTGCTTTTTTATCTGACTTTAGTTTTTCTTGTTGTGATTCATTTTGTTTTCCTAAAACATTAGTTAAATCTTCTTCTATAGTAGCTAATTTTGCTCTTAATAGAGCTTCTTCATCTAATTCTGGTTTTGATGTTTTAAATGCATCTGCATTTTCTATTATTTTTTTGTTATTTTCATCAACAGTTCCACTTAAAAAATTCATAGCTTTTTCATATCCTAAAGTAGCAGATATAATTTCTGCTAAAGTGTTAATATGAGTTTTGTATCTTTTTATAATAGTTTCATTAACTTCTATGTTTTTTTCTAATTTTTCAATTTGTCCTTCTACAAAAGTGTTTCCAGGATCAGCTTTAAGTTCGTTTTTAAAATTCCTTAGTTTTATTTGATCTTGAGCTATTGTGTTTCCTACAACTAACATTTCTTCTACAATAACTTTACTACCTGCTATTAATTTATCTGATTCTAAATTTTGTATATCATCAAAAAATGCTATAATTCCAGTTTCTTGTTGATTTATAAACAAGTCTTGCCCCATTTTATCAAATGCTTCTACAAAAGTATTAAATTGGCTCATATCAGATTGACTGCCCAGAGCTGACATTCCTTTTGAAAGTGTCATAGATAATGCATTTAAACCACTATCAGTTTTTTCAGTTAAATCTTCAAATTTGTCAATGTTATCATCTAATGAATCTAATGCTTTATCCATACTAATAGCATCAGTAATACCTGATAAAGCTTTTGCTGATACTCCTACTTCAGCTAAATCTTCTGCTAACAATTCTAAATCCGATAACATCATTTCATTGATAAAATCACTTATTTGTTCTGCAAAATTTCCTAATGCTGGAGCTATACCTGTACCTATTTCAAGACCAAGATTTCTCATTGTAGCACCAAATTTATTAAATTGGTCAGAAGCTTTTTTTGTTGTTGGAGGTAATTTTTTTACTTTATCTTCAGCAGCAGCTAAAGTAGCATTTAAAAATGCTTGTTTTTTTTCTGTGTCAGTAAGTTCCCCTGCTGTTTTATTTAATTCTTTTGCATAATCTCTATATGCATCATCTGCTTTAACTACAATACCAATGTTATCAAGCATCATACGAGATTGACGACCAATACCAGTTATTAAAGATTCTACAGAACTTGCAGTATCTCTACCTAAAGCATCACCAAGTCTTTTAGCCATATCAAACATATGTGACATTTCATTTGTATTTTTAGTCACACCAAGAATCATAGCATTGTTTGCTTGTTGTAATAAATCAAAATCTGAAACTGTACCTCTAGTTGCTGATCTTAATTTAGCAATACCAGCAGCAGAGCTCTCAGAAGCACCAGTTAAACTATCAAATGCTGTTTCCATATTTTTTAGTTTAGTGGCTTCTTTAGCCATTTTAATAATTTGTTGGACACCAAGCCCCATCATAAAATTAAAAAGCAATAATTTTGATCTCATAGTAGCAAAAGAACCTGCTAACAATCTATTATTTCTTAATAAACCACCAGCAACTTTTTTGTTTTTTTGCATTGCTATTCGAAGTTTTTCCATAGCTAATCTACTGCCTTTAGCAGCACCACGATATGTATGGACAGAAACACCTAAATCCTTCCAAGTTTTACCTTGTGCCATAATTTTAGCAGTCATACTTTTTAGGGCATTAGAAGTTTTACTGGAGCTATTACTAACTCCAGATTGTGCAGCTTTTATTTGGTTCATAGCATCTATTATTTCGCCATGACCACTCGCTTTAAACTCTATAATTATTTCAGACATTACTTATTTTCCTTATTGGCTTTTTCAGCAATCTTCTTTGCTTTCTTTGCCATTGCATTTTTAATAATAAAAAAATATTGCAACCACCTTACAGGCTGATCACCATATGATCCTGGATATGCAGGAACTCCTGTTTCTGTGCAATAAATGTATTGATTTATTAAATTTGTGTAACTGTTTTCAGTAACATTATTAACACAAGCAAAAAAAGGTAATTGGGCTACAACATTTTGGTTTACATCGTAACCCTTTTTTTCTGTTTCATTTAAATGTTTAGTTTCATCTATTATAAGATCAATTACATTCCAAACATCTTTACTTGAACGAAATTCCCTTAATTCAAAACCATTTTTTGTTTTTACAGGTAGTTTTGCTTTATAAGGAAACTCACAATAAGAACAGCCTCCACAGCCATCCGACAATATAGCCAGTTCTACTTGGAGGCTTTCTCTTCCCCCACTAAAAGATATTCCTGCACTTTTAAAAATATTTCAGTTCTATCTTCTAATGAAAGTGTTTTTAGAAACTTATCAGATGTATCACCATCAACACCAATACGAATCCATTTAGTAACTGTAGTATTCATCATTTTCATACCTTTAGGGTTACCTTTTTTATCATACTGATAGTCTACTGAATCAAAAAGTTCATCTCTTTCATCTATAGATACATCTTTTAACTTAATCTTCTTTCCAGATTTAAGTTGTATTTCCATTGTTTATTCCTTTATTTTTTTAACTTTTTTAGCTTCTTTTTTCAAAGATTTACCATTTTTGTCTACTTCAATCCAATCAGAAGGAACATCTTTAACTTTACTATCTTCTACTTCTTGAATTTTATTAAACCTATCACATTTAAAGTATTTCATATATTCTCCTATGCTGTTGCACCTGTTGCTAACCACATTACTTTATTATATGTTACACTTGCATCATCAACTACTTTAGCTTCAAAATCCATAGTAGCTACATCACCACTTCCAACAGAAGCACTAATTAATTTAGCTTTTGGTATAATAAAACCAAATAATTGACTGGCATGATTTTCTATATCTATAGATGCACTAAATGGTTGACCTTCGCCATTTGTTAAAGCTCTGTTATTTACAGATAGCTGTATATAGGATGTACCAGCAGAATCACGATGAGCTTCTAACATTTTATCAGTAGTTGTATCATATTTCATAGAACCAGCTATTGTAATGTTTAGCTCAGGAACTGATCTGGCAAACACCTGTGGTAAACCACTTGTGTCTTGACCAATAAATTGTGTTGGTGCATCAAATGTTAAACTTAAATTGTTAAACAATGGCTCAATGCTAGTTTCATCAGTAGAGCCATCATATTCCATAATATTTAAGTCTTTAACACCTTGATCTACTAAAAATACATTTTTTTGACCTAAAGCAGTTGAAAGCTCTTTTGCACTACTAAAACTATCAGAACCTTTAGTAGGTGTGTGCATACTTTGAAATGTGGCAGAATAATTATATCTTCCACTTGCAGTTCCCATATCAGCACTAACTTGGAAATTTGTTACAACACAACCTGGTATATGATAAGAATCTCCTGCTGTTGGAGCAACAAAAGAAACTGTTAATGTTTTATTCCAAACTGTTGCACCTGTTGAATCTCCACTTTTAAAGTTACCAGGCGAATATCCTGAAGCTATTTCAAAAAGATTTCCTGTTTCTGTACCTGCTTGAGCTAATACATTTTCTATAAAAATAGGAAAATCTTGTAAAGTTAACCTACCTGATAATGTAAACTCTGTTACTACTGCTTTTGAGCTTGAAAACATAGCACCAAATTCAGCAACCCTACCAGTACCTGTTCTCATCTCGAACTCTTGGTTTGGGCTAAATGTTGGTAGGGTAATGCCTTCAATATCTAGTCTATACATATGCTCTCCATTTGTTGAATCATTTACTGTTCCAACACCTGGATCGTAATCTGCATCACCATCTGCACCTACATAGACTTTAAATTCTCTACCTGAAAAGGTAGTGCTATTTATTGCCATTTATACCTCCTTGACATAATAATTTATGCCATTAATTTAGTTATTATTTGTTAATTATCCAATATTTCCTATATGCTCACATTGCCAATCTAAATCAACCGAATAAATTCCATCTTCCACATCTGTATTTAATTTTGTGTTTTGGATTCTACAATTATATGCTTTACTACTATTAGATAAAGTTATTATTATATTATCATGAACCAACGATTCAATTCTAGAAGTGTATCTCAATATATGATCAACAGCTTTAGTATTTAACATTTTTCCATCAAAATAATATATTAATTTTATACTATACCTTCTTTCTTCTGAATTAGTTGTATAACTAATCAAATTAGAAGATTCAGGTAAAATTCTTAAATATTGATTGCCATGCATTTTTTCATAGCCCACACAAGTAGGTAATGCACCTTTAAATTCTGATTCTATTAAACTTTCTAGTGCATCTAAAATATTTTTAAATGTATTTTCAGGTGTTATTGCCATTAATATAACCTACTATTTTTTCTAATTCTTGTCATTTTAACTGCTTTACCATTAGAATTGTCTACATCTTCATATTTACCAAATACTTCTATTTCCCATTCATCTGCTGTTCCAGAAACATTTGCAGTAGAGCCTGAATCAGGATTCATATCATCACCAGCAAATCTTATTTGTAAGCCACCTGCTAATTGCTGATAATCGCCATTTATAACTTCATCTGTAACTACCTGATTGTTTTTAAGTTTATCAGAATCTTTTATATAAACACTATATGTTGCAGTACCTATTCTTCCACCTGTAGTTATGATAACTTTAATTAAATCATAAGTTCCTGACCACTCACCTCTTGTGTCTACAGGTCTAATAGAACCATTAGTATAAGATACATCTCTTATAACACCTTGCGATGAATCTCTTGTAACTTGAAAACTTAAAGCAGCTTTACCTTCATTTATATTTTGAATGTTCATCATCGCTTCTTCCATTAAAGCATTAGCAAGTTCACTATTTGGATCATGTGCTTTTATCATAAAGTTAGCAGCTATTAAAGCAGTTGTTCTTATAATCAGGTAATCAAAGTTACCACTTTTATCTTTAAATGCTTCTCTTGGCATATTAGGGTCAAGCATACTATCTAAATATCTACTTGCATCAGTTCTATATTGAGTAACCATAGCAGTAAATTCTTCTCCTGCCTCCATTAATTTATCAGCAGGATTACTTGCAGAATAATAATAAAGTACATCTTCAGCAGAATTATAAAACCATTCGCCTTCAACATTTAAGTCAGTATGTGCTGATTGAGCAGGTCCTAAATCTTCGCCATCTGCAAATAATTGAGTTACTAATCCACTATTATGTGCTGCATATTTATTAGTTGCAACCTCTGTCCAACCATAAATAGATTTTTTATTATCAAAACTATCAAGTTGTGGAAATACTCTCTTTAATTCTTTATGTGTACAATATATTGCTGCTGTTGCCATCTATTCTCCTACCATTTCTTACAAGACCAATATCTTGCTTTTGTTTTAGGTCCTGGTGTATCACATTTATGTCTTGCTCTAAACGATTTACGTCTAGCAGGACTTGATTTTTTAATTCTCATATTAGGATCACCAAATGAAACTCTCTTTACTTTGCTTCCATCTTTAACAAAGACTTCAAATTTTTTTCTACCATAACCAGGTCTACCTTTGGTAATTCTTCTTGGCTTATTTAAACGAACTGTTCTACCTCTATATTTAGCCATTTCACTTCTTTCTTTTCATCTTACCTTTTTTAGATGGTCTACCTCTTTTTTTACCATATGTACCTTTACCTTTTGGCATATTATCTCCTTTTTTTATTTTTTTATTTTTTTAATTTTACCATTAGATGTTCTAGCAAATTTATGAGTTTTAGTTTCTCTAATAAATGTACCATAGTATCTTTTTTTACCATATGTCCAACTTATTCTTTTTGGCATTATACAAATCCTAATATTTCTACTTCAGATTCTAATTTTTGATTACATGATCTGGCAGATATGTTTGTTAATACATTTTGCTGATCAGCTGTTTCGTTAATACCACCACTATGAGCAGAATTATAATTAGCAGATGCTTTAAACTCTGCATTTACAGGTCCAATAAAATCTATAGCACCTGTTTGGTAATTGATAGTACCTGTTGCAGCACCCATAATATTACCCTTACCATCATCATAAGCAAATACACTTGTGTTAGTGTTTGCTGTATAATTTATTTTATCTCTTAATGTGTCATCAGGTAGTTTAGCTGCTACTGCTGTTTTAACTACTGCTGGGAATCTTGCTATTTGATTACTCCCATCAAACAATTCATCTGTATTGGCAGTACCACTTGTTCCTGCTGTTAATGCTATAGCACTTGCTCTTGTTTTGTTCTGTGAAGTAAATCTTATATCTCCATTTACTATTGAACAAGTAACACCTTTTTCAAATAAGTTTCCTTCTGTATAAAACTGAGTATCAAGTATTGTTTGTATTTTACTTACAACACCATTTGTGCCTCCAAATTTAGTATTTGAAGCATCTGTTGTAAATGCTACCTCATAAGCACTTCCACCATCTACTGCTATTTTAAAATAATAAGTAGTAGAAGCAGTTAGTCCAGTTTCTGTATTTGATGTTATTCCAGAAAGTCCAACTTCTTGATAACCAGACTCATAAAACTTCATAGCAAAAGAACCTTTAACTATACCTGTAGGATAAGATGTTGATCTTCCTACACCTAATAAATTATGACATTTAAACTTACCACTTGAATCAGTTTGGGTATATGTATACTTATTATAATTATGATAAGCATTAAAAAATGGAAAACTTACTGCTGCATCATCTGCATGAGTAGCTGCTGTTGAGCCATGAACACCTCTTTTTACGTTTACAAAATTAGTTGCTAGTGCAGCTTTAGAGCCAACAGATTCAATTTCCATTATCTCATTATCTATACGAATTAAATCTCCTTCAACAAACAAATTTGCAGTACAATCTGCAGAACTAGTATAAGGCTCTAAAAATACTCTTGTTGTTGTTGAGTCTGAAGCGATTGTAGCACTTGTAGCAGTATCAACATCTGCTGTGCTATCACTTAATAGTGAACTACTAAGATCATAACCTGTACTATCTAAAGCATTAGAATTAGCAGCACTTGCATCTTCTGCATAACCTGCCCACCATTGACTAGGCAAAACTAAATATTCATGAGCTGCTAGTATAGTAGAACATTGTCTTATAGTTGTTGCTGATCCAGGACCTAAGTCAACACTATTTGTTTGGTCTACAGTATCACTTTTCCACTCTCTGTATTTAAATTGAATTTCAGCAGGTATATCACTACAATTTTTAACAACAATAAGTTTTGCACCTTTCATCTTTTGACCAACTGCTGATCCTAAACCAGAAATACTACTTCCTACTGTAATTAAAGTTGTAAATCCATCAGTATTATCTACAACTTGTTTTGTTCTTACTATTTCTGAATATTGATCAGTCATAACCATTTCATAGGAATCGCCTAATCCTGTTGTAATTTGTAAATTTGTATCTAATTTTGCCATTTCTTCTCCTATGCTATATGATACTTGACTTGTACCTGTAAATTTATACTATTTGTGTTTGTTTCATTTTCTACTGTACACATAATTACTTTACCACTTGTTACACTTGAACTTTGTATTGTTAAGTCTGTTGATTTTGTTACACTTCTATCTACTGATGTTGCTTGACCATCTGCTAATACTGTTCCATTAGACAAATCACCATCACTTGTTGTTCCATCTGCTGTCATATCATAACTCATTAGATGAAAGTTTAAGGTGGTATCTGTATCTGTTGTGCTTGATGATAAAACCTTAACTGCATCTATAACTATATTGTATGGAACAGGAAAAAGTGCATTAGTATAATCATCAGTAGTAGTAGTAGAATTTAAAGAAGTTGATGGGTCTGTGCCTGTACCAATAGTTCTTTCAGCCATACCTGAATTATATTCTAAACCACCCAAACCTACTACCATATGTGTTCCTGATGCAGTTGGAACTAAATTAAAAGCATTAAATGTCAATAACTGTGTAGTAGCACTTACTTGTGATGTTCCTACTTTGACTAATGAATTAGTGCTATCAATAGTTAATAAACTTGTATTGTCAGATTTTTTTACAACAAAAGCACTTGTTGAATCATCATTTTGTGGTTTTATTGCCAATTGATCATCGCTTATTGAAATACAAGTAGATGTTCCTTCGCCATCCTCAACTTGAGAAGTAGCAGCAGAAACACCATTTGTTTCATCTGATACTTTTAACAAACTTTTATATGTTAATGATGGACTTTTACCTGCTAAACTTCCCATACTACCCCTTTACCTTAATGTGCATACTGCTACAAAACATATCTCTAAATACGAATATGTCGATGAAGTATCACCTGTTGTTCTTCTAAAAGCAGGCATTATCATATCTCCTTTTGCTAAATCAACTGATAATCCTGTTTGCCCTAAATCGTTATATCTGCCTGATGTCCAAGCACCTGATTGTGTTGAACCTATTTGTGCTAAACTAAAATTGTCTGCATTAGTATCATCCCATGTTACACCTGTTCCATGCAATAAAGCATGTTCTATTGTATGTGTAGCAGTAGAGTTACCATACATATAATACTCATTTAGTGTCATATTATGAGGAACTACTAATATTGGATTCCAACTATCAAACCATGTCGTTTCTAATGATGCACTATTTCTTGTGCTGTTCCAATTTTCTGCATTTGTACCCCATGTAAAAGTAGGATAAAACCAATAATTATATCTGTTATAAACTCTTGCATTGATCTGGATAATATGTTTTTGTGCTAAATGCCCATTAGCAGTTATTGCTATATCTTGACCTGTATCATCTGTAAAATAAAGATTATTAGGTGCATCATTTTTTACCCATATTTGCCCTTTACCTGCAGTATCACTACCTGCATTAGATCTTTCAGGAAGCATAAAATTATTTTGACCAAATTGAATTTCGCTATCTGTAATAGTTATTTTATCTTCACCATCTACACCTATATTAAAAGTAGATGAATTAGCAGCATTTATATAAACATTCTGTCCACCAGATCCATCAAAATAAATATTTTTAGTAGCATTAAAATTAACATCTGCATTAAATGTTTTTTCACCAGTAAATGTTTGAGTGCCTGATAAATGTGCAGTATCACTATCTAAATAAGCACTTGCTATTGCAGTACCATTCCATGTACCTGTTGTAATTGTGCCTACTGTTTGTATACCTAATGATTCTACTCCTGCTTTATCTAATTGTGTATTTGTATCAGTAGATGCAAAATCTATCTTACCTGCTGTATCATCATAAGTTACTGCTATATTAGTTTCTGTGTTACCACTAACCATAGCTCCTACAATATCTTGCACTTGTTCTGTAGTTAATACAGTATCTGTATCAGTTACACTATTTGTAATAGTAATTTCATCTGAACTTTGTGCTAAAGTAATACCTGTTCCAGCCACTAATGTTACATCATCTGTACTTGAATCTGAGCCTGTTAGTCTTATATGTTTTTTAGATGCAGAACTTGCATGATCTACTGTGCTTACAGTATAAGTAGTATTTGTATCTGTGTCTGTATCAATACCTTTAGTAGTTCCTGTAACTTCTAAATCACCTTTAATAACAACTTTTCCATTATCGCTGTTATCAGGTAAAGAAGTGGACACCTCTATTGGAGATGCCTCACCACCAACTTTTAAAGGTTGTAAATCATTAGAAAGAGGACCACCATCACCCAAAGTAATTGGATTAATATGTTTTTTAACATTATCATTTTGATAGTTTTCTTTCCTGTTTGACATTATTTATCTACTCTTAACCCTCTTATAAATCCTCTTAAAGCACCACCTACAAAGTTATCTACCAAATCAATAAAATAAGGTTCTACAGTCTTATTCCATATATCTTTAGTAAATTTCCATTGTGCTAATCCTAATGTCATAAATCTTCCTGCTGTAAAACAAATACCTTCAACCCAAGCACAAATTTCTTCGTTTGGGATTTTTTTTAGTACATATAAAACTACTCCACCACCTGTACCACCTAATAATAATCCTGCATTGTTTGATAAAAAATCTAACATATTATTTCTCCTTTTTTAAAATAATTTCTAACATATCAACTCTATTTTTAAGTTGCTTAACTTCTTCGTCTAACTCATTGGGTTCTTCGACATATTTTAGGATTTTATCTAATTTGAATTGCTTCCTGATTAGGGAGGCTACTGCCTTAATAATCAATTTCTGCACTAGCATTTTCTATTCCCATCTATCAACTCACCCCACAACGAAGTTTTGCCATTTATTATCTGTATAATGTGAACTGTAAATAGTCCACCTTTAAAAAAATCTACTATTGCAAATCCATGTGCCCAATTGATAGGTCTACCACCAAGCCAAGAATTTGCTTCATCTTTCATATCTTTAAGACATCCGATACTCCATGCAGATTTAGGACCATCTTTATGGGTAACAGACATCTGTTGGAGATCATGCCAATGTCCATACATAATATTGCAACCAAGCTTTCTTAAATGGTTAGCTGTATGGTATTGACCTCCATATAAATGTCCATGATATAAGTATAATTTACCTAATTTTAAGTGTTTTCCAAAGGGAATATATTTATATCCTCTGCTTTGTAAATTAACTGCATTAGCAAATTTATACTGAGGTATGTAAGGATATTTTTCTACAGCAAAGTTTAACCAGTTATCGTGGTTACCTTCTGTAATATATCTCTCGTGACAATTCGCCTTATCAAGCGATTCATCAATCTGATCCATGCCAGCATTTACATCTTTTACGTCTTTTTCGAAATCTTTTATAAGGTATTCTAAGGGTGGTGCTTTTTTTCTTTTAAATCTCCAAGCACTAAATGCATGCCACTCTCCCACATCACCTATATCAACATATGCATCTGGCTTAACTATTTCTATAGTTTTTTTAAGACAGTTTATAGCAGGTTGATCATGTAATGGAAAGTGTTTGTCTGGAGTTACGATGACTCTTTTAACAACACCTTTATCCATTAATGTACCTTTCGTACTCTATTACTTAATTCTTTGGCTCTATTAGGTGTTTGTTTAGCCCATTTGCTATCTAACATCTCTACAGAAGCACTTTTGAAATCTTTATCTTTTAAATAAGTTAAAGTCTTAACGAATTTAGAAACTCCTGTTACTCCCAATTGGTAACACATTTCCATAACTACATCTTGTATTTCTTTAGGCATATAAGGAAACCATCCAAATTTAAGCCTAACCCTATCTTCTAATTCATTAAGTTTTCTTTCGAGGATAATATCGCATATATCCCTATCTAATTCTAAATCTTTAATTGCAAAACCATAACCTATAGTATCTATACCAAGACTATCTTTATACACTACACCTACATAACCTTCGTGTTGTTTTATACTATCTATTAAAGACATTATTCTCCAGACTCTTCAGATTCTTCTACTTCAACGACTTCTATCCACTCTAATACTTGTGGCTGAGGTTCTGAAATAGTTACATCTTCTCCAGCATTTAATTTATTAAAATTATCTATTCCTATTAAATCACTTGCCCAAAAAGGTATTGATCCTACACAAGTTGCTTTTGATTTATATTTTGCCATAATTCTCCAATTTTTAATAAAGGGGAGTTATTAAGCTCCCCTTTACATTATTTATATATCAGTATTAACCTAAGTTAGTTAATGTGATTATTTCTCCATCTTTCACGAAATCAAAACCACAAGCTGTATAAGCTGCAACTTTTGTTCCTAAGAAATCAACAGAGTATTCTGATACTACTTTAGGCTCAATCTGATAAAGTAATTTAGCATTTTGAGGCTGGAAAATAGCACCAGCAATATGGTTATTAGTTGTAGTTTCTTTCATACGATTAGAAACGTAAACAGGCATACCTGCTAATGTTCCAACTAAACCTCTACCACCTTTAACTGAAAGTCCACCAGATCCTGAAAAGTCAGCAGATGTAAAGTTTGTGATTTGCATCATTGAACCATATAAAGTTGGACTAACAACCATTGCCCAACCAGCAGTTGGATCAAAGTTATTTTGTGCCATTGTTTTTAGCACAGCACCCATATCAGCAGCAGCAAAAGTATTATTAGCACTTAAATCTAACTGAACAGTATTACCTACAGTTAAGCCAGTAATATCATCAGCAATTAATGCTTCAACTTTTCTACCAATAGAATACCCCATACCTTTAACATACATATCAAAAAATTCAGGTGATGCTTGAACATTTGCTATATCAGAAATAATTTGTGCAGAATAGTACAATTTATCTACTGTAATAGTTTTTTCATCATCATTGTTAGAATGATATGTAAGGTTATCAGTAATTGCAGAGAAATCAGCAGGAGTTGTTGCTGTTGCAGATTTTTCTGTCATTAAAGGAATATGAACAACATCACCACGTTGTTTAACCAACGAAGATAAAGATGTGTCTACTATGTTTGCTAGAACGAATTGTTCTTCTATGTAATTATTAATTCCCTCTGACCAAAGCTGAGGGACAAAATCGTCTAAATCAGTATTAGCACTACCAACACTTGTGTTAACGTAAGCCATTTAATTTTACTCCATTCTAACCCTCTATCAACTGTCAAACGACCTTCTAGTAGGGTTTATTTTTTAGTATATGACTTTATAATATCTGCCCAATTTTTTGCTTTTTCTTTACTGTCTAATTTAGTCCAGTTTTGAACTTTTTTATTATTAGTTTTAACTGTCCCACGAGCTTGAGGCTCAACAGAAGTTTTAGGAGATAGTTCAGATACCATAAACTCTAATACATCTAAGTCTTTGTTTATAAATTGTTCTCGCTTATCTTCAGGTAGCTTTTCTAATAGAGAAGTTTTTCTTTGCTCAACTAATGCTTCATATTTGTCCTTATAAGGACTAAGATTACCAACTTCAGCTTCAAATTTTTCAGCTAATGTTTTAAATTCTTCCTTTTCTTTTAATTTAGCATTTTCTTGAGATTCTAACTTTTTATTTAGTTCTGCTAACTGAGATTCAGCTTCTTGAGCTCTTTTTCTGTACTTCTTGCTTTCTGCTATGTATTCAGATTGAGCTGATTCCTGATCTACATTCTCTGTACCATTATCCACTACTGCTTCATTAGATACTATTTTTTCTTCGGACATACTGCCCTCCTATATGTTGTATATTTGTTTATTCAAAATACTATATCTTGCTTTTTCCATACATTGTAACTTAACTTATAAAGGTGGAATTATGCAAGATTTAAATAATTATAAACAAAAATGGTTCGATTATTTAGGTTATAAACCTCACGAAGGTCAAAGAAAATTGCACTTTCCTACAAAAGAGTCTGCAAGGTTTTTTGTCATGGTGTGTGGGAGGCGATTTGGAAAAACGACTGCGAGTGCTATGGAGGCGACCTTCTTTGCTTCCCAACCTGACAAAAGAATTTGGTTAGTTGGACTTTCTTATGATAAAGCCGATTTAATGTTTAGGGAAGTTTGGGAAAAGATGGTTAAAGGTAGACCACAAGACATTATCAGGGCTTCAGAAAAAGAAAGATATATTAAATTTAAATGGGGTACTACTGTAGAAGCTAAATCAGCAGACAATCCAGATTCTTTGGTAGGTGAAGGTTTAGACCTGTTAATAATAGACGAAGCAGCTAAAGTTAGACCTAGAATTTGGGATATGTATTTATCTCCCACATTATCAGATAGAAAAGGTAAAGGTATATTTATATCTACACCTGAAGGTTTTAATTGGTTATATGATTTATATTTATTAGGTAAAAGTGATGAATTATGGGAGTCGCACCAAGCACCATCTTGGGATAATCAATATGCTTTTCCTACAGGTAAAACAGACCAATTCCTTGTTGAAAGAAAAAGGAATATGTCTAAAGAGCTTTATGATCAGGAGTATGGTGCACAGTTTACAAGTTTTGAAGGTAGGGTTTATCCATTTGATAGAAACATTGATGTTGGGTATTATCCTTACAATCCTCGCCTTCCTGTTTTTTGTAGTATTGATTTTGGTTATCGTATGCCATCTGTGGGATGGTATCAAACCCATAGAGTAAATGGAGAATGGCATATAAATATGATAGATGAGGTTGCTCATAAAACAAATATTAAAACAGATGAATTAGTAGATATTATAAAATCAAAACCTTATAGTGTTGTAAAGTATTATGGTGATCCAGCAGGATTACAGGCATCAAGTCAGTCAGGTATAGGAGATATAGAAGTTTTTAGAAGCAAAGGTTTAATCGTAAATTCTATAACAGATAAAGCATCAAGAAGTATATCAGCAGGTATAAATCATGTAAGAAGCTTTATAGAAAATGCTAATGGTGAAAGATATTTACATTTAAACAATAATTGTATAGGTATGGCAGAAGATTTAGAGAGTTATAGATACCCTGAAGCTGTAGATGGAAAAGAATTAAAACCAGAGCCATTAAAAGATGGTTATCATGATCATGGGTGTGATCAATTAAGATATTTCTTTATAAATCACTTCCCAATAAAAAATAGAGAAATTAAAGTGAGGAACAGATGATATACGAAGAAACAGATATAATACAAGAAAGTTTAAAAAACTTAAAAGTTTATAATCATAATCAAAGAGAAAATTATGTTAATAAATTATTAGATTATTATAATGGTAATGATACTGCTAATTATATAGCTTCAAAGTTTGATTTAGAGGCATTTAGAGAAGTTCCTCCATATGAAGCAAATATTACCAAAAAATTTATAAATAAAATGTCAAGAGTATATACAGTAGGTGCTGATAGGAATGTAAATAAAAAATACAAAAATCTTTCTGTGTTAAAAGATGCTAAAATGAAACATATAGAAAGAATGACTAGATTAATAGGTACAATAGCAGTAAGAGTAATGTTTATAGATGATGAGATGCCTCATTTTGATTATCAGCCTATTTATTATTTTCATGCTTTTTTTGAAAACGATCCTTTCAAACCAGCTTCAATATCTTACCCTTTAATGAATTATGTGGATGATACTAGAAATTCAGATAAATTGCAATATATACATTGGAATGATAAAGAATATATTATATTTGATGAAAATGGAGAAATTTTAGAACAACAAGATCATAGTTATGGTTGTTTACCTTTTGCTTTTACTCACAGAGAACATCAATGTGATTCATTTTTTGTTGAGGGAGCAAATGATATATGTGGTGCTAATGAGCATATAAATATAACAATGACAGAAATGCAGCTTGGTTTAAGGTTTCAAATGTTTGGACAACCTGTAGTAAGTGGTGCTGATCTGGGAAATAGACAAAGATTTGGCTCTGATGTTATATTAGAGCTTCCTTCTGATGCAAGTTATGATATAAAATCGCCATCAGGTGATATTAACAAGGTTATAGAAAATGTTAAGTTTCAAATGGAACTTGTAGCACAAAACAATCATTTATCTGTACAGTTTGCACAAGATGGTGGCGAAACACCAAGTGGAATTGCCTTAAAAATTAAAGATTTAGAAAGTTTTGAAGATTATCAGGATGATTTGGCTTTATGGACTCAATATGAGCACGAAATTTACCAAATTGAAAGAAAAATAGCAAGTACTTTTAATATTTCTATGCCTGAAGGGTTAAAACTTGATTTTAATGAGCCTGATTACCCTATGACAATACAAGATCAAATAGCACTTGACAACCATAGACTGTCATTAGGACTTATAAATAAGGCAGAATTAATGGTAGAATACAATAAAGACCTAACTATTGAAGAGGCAAGAGCAAAATTAGCTGAAAATGAAGCACCAGAACAAATAGAAACAGAAGAAGAGGTAGAAATTAAGGAAATAAATGAAAATCAAGATTAATACAAAACTTAACATTGATTTTGACAAAGCAATAGCTGAATTACAAGAGCAAAAGCTAAATAAAAATTTAAATCTTAAAATTTCACCAAAAGTAGCAAAAGAATCGTCTGATTATATAAAATCAGGTAAAGTAGAACCTAAATTAAACCCTCTTACATTACAACAAAGGAAAAAACACTTTGGAGTAAATCATGATAAACCATTATTAATGACAGGTAAATTAGCAAATAGTTTGTCAGGATCAGAAAAAGGTGTAAGTATTGGTAGAAATTCAAGAGGTAGTGTTCCTTATAGTGCACATAGAAAAGGTTATACATGGAGAAAAGACGATCAACCAACAAATCCTAATTACAGACGAATAAAAGATAGAGATGTAAATGTTCCATATAAATCAGGACCTCATGGTTATAAAAGAGAATTTCTTATAACAAATATTCCATCGGAAAAAGTAAAATTAGATAGAATTTACAAGGAATTTAATGAGAGTTTGGTTAAATTATTAATAAGCAAACTTCAAAGGAAATAATATGGAAAAGTCCGAAAAAGAGTTAATCGAAATAATCCTTAAAAATTTAATTAATATGCACGAAAAAATTAACATTATAACCGATGTTATGGCTAGTGAGCTAAATGAAGATCAATATAAAAATCAATTTTATAAAGAAGAAGATACTTTAGTTGAAATAGAGCCTAACACATATAACCAAATGTGTAAACTAATTGGCGAAGGAACAATCCCTTTTATGGGAATAGCATAGTGGAGAACGATGGATATTTTACAAGTACTGGAACAATTTGGAATACCTGTTACGATGACAATAGCATTCGGATTTTTTATATGGAGGCAGAATCGGTTTATTCAGGAAACTCTAATGACAGAACTAGACCAAGACTTCAAGAGGTTGGAAGGTATTATTATCAAACTGATAGATCAGCAAAAAAAAGTACAAATGGAACAAAAAAAACTTAATGGTATTTTTAAAGCACAAGTAGAAATCATCGCAAGACTATCAGGTAATGGACTAAAAGATAAGTTTTTAAGAATTATGGAACAAGGTGGAATGAACGATGATTGATAAAAAGATTTCAATAGGATCAATACTAACTATATTAACTGCTGCAACTACTGTAGTATATATGCATGGTGCTAATATAACAAAAATAGAAAACATTGAAGAAGAACAAGTTAAAACAGTAAAAAGAATCAATAAAAACGAAGAAGAAATCGTTAATTTAAAAGTTGGTGTTGCTAAATTAGAATCACAACTAGATAATAGATTCGATAGACTTGAAGAAATTTTAATGGATATTAGTGATTAGCCTCTGCTTTTATAATAGACTCTTCCCACTCTTTTCGTTGTAGTTTAGTAGGTCGTTTAGCCCTTAATGGTTCTATACCTACTGCCTCTGCCCTTTTCTTCCACTTATACCAAATCTTACGTTTTTCATTACGAGATAGTTTCTTCATCTCTTCCTTAATAACTCTATTAGTCATTATTTTATCTTGAGCATCACTTATCTTAGGCTTTCTAGGTGGTAAATTCTCATCAATAGGTGCATCTACAAATACCTCAGTTATTTCCCCATCTATAATTTCTGCTTCCTCTACATCATCAACCTTCTTTAAAAACTTCTCAAAAGGACTATCTATCGTAACATTAATTTGCTTCTGGTACTTACCAAGTGCTTCAAATACAAACTTAGCTGCATTTGGACTACCTTCTTTGGCTTCCCTGATCATGCTATTCATAATACTTGGTAGTTCCCCTACTACAAGTTCTTGATACCTTTCGTATATCTTAGCATTAAATTCTGCATCTTGCCTCCATTTATATACAGAAGCTGTGCTAACACCCATTTGTTTAGCCACATCTTTAGCTTTAATGCCTGGATTATTAGCATAGAGCTCTATAGCCATTACTTTGTTCGGTTTCTTCGTTATTTGGGTTATTTTATCCACATTATAATATAAGTACAATTTGGTACTTTAAAATAGTTTTTTTTCTGTTTTTGGATGTGGTACTTATCTTTTACTTTTTTTGTGGAATGGGATCTGACATTGTAGTATCCGATTTTATCCCCCTAACACCCCCTTTTTACAACGTATACCCCTTTTTAAATTGTTTGTACTTTAAATGGTGGCAATAAGAGGTATTAAATAGGGATATATACTATTTTAAATTAATAATTTTTAATACTTGTTTTTAATTGGTGTTTTGTTGTTGGTTGTTTTGGTTGTTTGTATATATGGTAATTTGTATCGGCTCGGCTTTGGATCCGCTCAAATGATATGCAGCCTGGTTTGATATGTTTGTCAAGAATTCTTTAGGTATTCTCGATATAATTTAATATATTATTCAAAGGGCTTTATAGTCTTTTTAATAGTTACTAAAATAAAATAAGGAAATTAAAAAATGAGAAATAAAAATAAAAGCATATATTTTAAAATGCTAACATTCTATTTAATTGGCTTCTTAAATATTATTGGGGCTACTCTTTTAATTCAATTAGTAAGATTTTGTCTGAATTGGATTGGGGGCTTCAATGTTTAGTTTCGATAAAAACTTAAGTCCTTTTAAAAATTTAATTAACGAAATTACGTGGATCGGGTTAGGCTTGGTTTGTGGCTTGGTCTTGGCTTTTGTTGTATTAAATGTTTTAAGTAATTTAATTAAAATACTGGGAGGTTTTTAAAATGATTAGAGTAAAATTTAATTTTGATGAAGACCCATTAGAATTTAACTTTGATGGCTTTTCTAAGGGTGAAACTTGGAATGGCTTTTCAATTGTTTATGTTAATTCTGAAACATTCACTAAAATAAAAGACATTTTATTTAATATTGATGATATGAATAAATCAGACATATTAGATGAATTTAATTCTTTTGTTAATGGTGCATCAATTCATAATGGAGAAGTTGTTTATAGTTTGCTTGGTTTCTGTGTTCATATTGTAGCAAAACAAGTTGACCATAAATTATGGGAACAAGTTCAGTAACTCTGATGATGGATTTAAAATCCGAAACACTACAAAAAATTGGGGGCTTTTTGTGGTGTCAGTTACTAAAAAATAAGGGGATAAAATGAAAAATGTAAAATTGCTAAGTGATGGCTCAGTAAATCACAAACTAAAAAAGAATAAAAAAGAGGGATATTTAACATATAGCTTAAATTTTGCTCACTCTGATTTAAGTGGTTTCAATGTTTGCCCAATGGCTCAAAGGTTGTCAAGATCTGGTGATGGGCAGCAGAACGAAAAATTAAGTTCTTGTTCTTCTGTGTGTGTTGGTGCTAATGGTTATGCTTCAATTCATTCAAATGTTTTAGAATCTCGCATAAACAAAACTTTAGCCTTCAAATTAGATACTAAAAATTTCATGTTAAAATTAGTTTCTGAAGTTGAAAACGCAATAAAACTGGCTAAAAAGAAAAATTTAAAACCCACTTTCCGATTAAATGCATATTCTGATATACTTTGGGAGGGTGTAAAGACCAACGATCAAGATTTAAAAATGAACATTTTTGAGATGTTTCCAAGTGTTACCTGGTACGATTACACAAAAATTCATAATAGAAAAGTCCCAAAAAACTACCAATTGACTTTTTCACATTATGGAGATTTTGATAAAACTTCTGATGCTTTAGAAAATGGCTTTAATTCTGCTATAGTTTTTGAAGAGTTACCAAGTAAAATAAAAATCAATAATAAAATGTACTGGGTAGTTGATGGAGATAAAACCGACCTCCGAATTGATGAAAAAATAAATGGGGCTTCGGTTGTGGTTGGTTTAAAGTTCAAAGGTTCAAAAGCTAAATTAAATGATGCTTTGCTTGATGGTTTTTGCATAAGCAAAGAAAATCAGAGTTTAATATTTTAGTAACTAACCCAAAAATTGGGGGGTGTCTAAGTATGGATGCCCTTCTTTTTTTGTGTGTTTGGCTATAATATGAAGCAAAAATTTTTTAGATCCGCAGCAAAATTTAGAAAAATGACTAATTATAATAATAAAGGGAGTTATAAAAATGAGTAAAGAAAATAAAATAAAAAATAAATTGTTAGAGGTTATAACTGAAGATGGGACAGAGTGGAAAGTTATAGTTGAAGAAATAAAAAAAATAGCCATTATAAAAAATTGGTTGTTAGTTAGGGGTATAATACAAGAATTAAAAAATGAAAATATTATTGATAGAGCTGATAATGTTTACCAAGAAATTTACATAAAATTATAATAATAAAGGGAGTAATAATAATGAATAATAAAACTATAAAAGAAGTTCTTAAAAATGATAGTATAAAAATTACTAATCGTTCTGTGCTTCTTATAAATGAAGATAAAAAAAGTAACAAGATTAATAACCAAGTATATTTAGATATTATAAATACTGGCTTAGATGATTTGGAAAATACTTATGGAGATTATGATGCTCTTCATGGTATAGATGAAGATGTAGAATTTAATAAATCTGTAGTAAGAGAAATAATTGATATTAGAAGACAATTAAGATTTGGTTCTATTGATTTAATAAAACCATTCACATGTAATGTTATAAATATGGCTATTGATTATTATACTGAAATAACTGAAGATTTCAGTGAAGAGCATTGTGTAAGGTTACAATATTTGATTCAATATGTATGGGGAATTAAAATTCATAAATTTTTAATAAATAAAATGGAGGTGTTAAATGGATAAGATGATTAAAAAAATAACCACTAAAATTTCTGATCTGGAATTTTATGATGGTATATTAACAGAAATAAATAATAGTTGTGATGTTGATGAAGCAGAGGGTCAATATTATAATGGGCTTCGTGTTAGTGAGGACATTATATTAATCAAAGAATGCTATAGTGATAAAATGACTTATGTTACTGAATATTTTTTATACAACATAAAAAATGACACATTAAGAAAAGTGCTTGATGAAGTTGATAATGAATTAAGAGATTTTTTTCAAGATGAAGATTTACTTGATTATGCAAACTGCTTTTTTATATGTGGAGTCGAACCTACTAAAGGTAAATATGCACAATTTATTTATGGTGATTATGATGATGCTATTGTTGATCTGGGAATTTGCTTAGAAAAAAATGGAATAGAAAAAATAATATGCGACTTAAATCAATGTTCTGAATTGATTGATTCTGACATATACAATGTTGACCACGATTATTTAAATGAAGACATCAGTATAAGTTGTGACAAAGCAGTTAAAATTATAACCGCAGCCAAATCACTTTTAAAATCTATTGATGAAAATCGTTGGGACTTATGGGAAAATGATATTGAAAATAAACATGAATGCATTTTATGGTATGATGATGACTATCAAATAGATGAAAAAGATGATGGAAACTGGGAAACTGAACATAAAGATGGAATCGTAGATTCTTACAATAAACTTAAAAAACTAATAGAGGAGTAAATTGTCGAAAGAGTCCAAATAAATGGACTCTCTAATCAAGTTGGCTACTTGGTTACTGATGATGACAAGCCAAATAAGGAGAATAAAATGAAAAATGATAAAATAAAAAAAGGTTTACAAAAATTTTCTGGAAACATTGTTCAAGAAATTGAAGCAAAGTATTTAGAAAAGAAAAGAAACCAAAAATGCTTATCTGATTATTGTGATGGTGATTTGTCAGATGATATGTATACTGATGGAATTGAATGGGAGCAGTATACTTGTGATAAGTGTGGTGCTTTGCATGAAGTTCCAATTTCTCGTAATCATTCAATTACTCGTAATGATGATGGTTTTGATGAGGTTGATATTGATAGGCATTGGGATGATCTGGAAATGATTGATGAAGATTATGCAGATGCAGAAGATGAAGAATGTTGTAATACTTGTGGTGAAACTGCTACAATAGAATTAAATGGATGGTCACCATCATTATGGGTTTGTGATGATGCTGAATGTGCAAAACAAATATTAATAAATGAGATGGGAGAATAAAATGGAAGATTTTGAAAAACTATATGATTGTATTAAAGATGTAATTGCAACAGATGAAGAATTAGATTTAAATCTTGATTGCATTAAAAAACTTAAAAAAGCATATAACAATTTATGTGATGAAGAAATGGAAAAATTATAAAATGAATAAATGTTGTAAAGACTATAATAACTTGGAATTTGAATCTGTTGGTAGCTGCTTCGGTTATAATATTTATAGTTGTAATAAATGTGGTCAAAGATTTGATGTTCCAATAGAACCTAATTTTGATCAAATGGAGGAATTATAAATGGTGGTTGATTTAAGTCCTATATCTTTAATAGTTATATGTTTAACTATTATAATTATTACTTTTCTTAAAAAATGACCTATGATGAACTCTCCAGAATGCAAGAATCCTATAGCCCCAGATCTAAAAAACCTGGGGTTGATTCTCGCTATGACCTACGAAGTTACTTCCGTCATACAAGTTTGGATAATTTCTTAATGATGGGACAATCCAATTTCAATCCTATCCCTATGCCTTTATCAAGCCCTTCTAGTAAGCATATTATAAATTTGAACCTAGAAGTCTATAAAACCAACCATTCAAATTCGGATTCAAATATAAATCCGATTATATATTATATCCAAACAAAAAGTTTTAACTTGCACAGAAAATTTGATGGAATTATATTATAATTATGAATTATGAAAGATTATTTGCAAAAGTCCTCAATTATATATTATATTTGATTAAATATAAGGAGCAAAAATTGGAAAGATACGAAAATACTATAAAGATCCACATAAGAAATGCTGGATTATTACAAAATTGGGTTGCAGCCCAATTAGAAGTACATGAAACTGAATTTTCTAGGTGGGTTAGCGGATCCAGGAAGCCAAATTCTAAACAATTAACAAAATTATGTCGTATCCTAAGTACATCACGACAAACTTTGTACCCAAATGGTACATATCAAAAACGATTCAAAATACAATAAGGGAGTAATAAATGGATATTAGAGAAATTGCAGAAAAATATAACTTAAAAACAAATCAACCTAATATGGATGATAATGACTTTTGGAAACATAAGCAAAGTGGTAAATGGATTATTAAACATTCAGCTTGTGAAAAAATAGCTAATATAGAGGGCATTATAATTGGTCCACCACAAATGCTTAATTCAGAACAAAGTTTTGTCAGAATGGTTGTTACTGGTAAAATGGGCGATAAAATGGAGTGGAGTATTGGCGAAGCTGATACAAAAAATAGTGTTGGATTTTATCAAGGCATGATAGCAGAGAAGCGAGGAAAAGATAGAGTTATACTAAAATTAATTTCTGCGATAGGTATATACTCATCAGAAGAAACATTTGTTGATGAGCCATTTGATGAGGTAAATGAAAAATACTTTCCACCTAAACAATTAATTAAAGAGTTTTCAGAATTAAAAGATAGTGAATATTTTAGTGGCGATAAAGATATGCTAAATAATATGTGGAGAGAAACTAAAAACGATCAAGCATGTGAAACTATTTTATCTATGATGAAAAAGAGAATAGATACAAACAAGAAAAAGAAAAAAAATAAAGCTGAAAAAGAGAATGAGCAGTTAGATAGCAAAATATCAGCTATTGCTAAAGAGGATAAGTAATGGCTAAAAATTACGTTATACACAACAGAAATAATTACAATCTTGGTTTAGGTAACCATATTGATGGTGATGGTGATTTAGATGCACAATATGCACTTTTGAGAAATGTAGCACTTACTGGAACAGTGGTTAATGGTAATTTTGTAAGTAAAAACAAAAAACATTTTGGATGGATTGTAGAGTGTGCTAAAAAAGGTTGCCCAATATGTAATGGTATCTTTAAGGATGCTAAAAAAGATGATTACACAATTAAACCATTTTATATGAATAAGGTTGTTAAGATAGATAAAGATACTGGTAGGGTTATAGAGAAAAGAAAGCCTACAAAATGGGATAAGTTAGCTAAAGCCACAACAACAATTAAAAAAAATAAAGATCCAGATCAGCATCCATTGTACGATTTAATCATAGAAAAGTTTACAAATAAGGGAGAGTAAATGCAAAAAAATGAACAGATAATAAAAATAGTACAAGCAGAATGTAACGATTTTGCAGATAAGATTATGCAAATTTACAACTCTAAAAACATTATGGTACAATTCAATGTGTTTGATCCAGAAGAAATGAGGCAAGATTGTGAGCATAAATAAAATTATTGATGAACTTGACTATCATTTATTGTGGTATAAATGGTTTATTAAGTATCCACCAAATAAAGAAATAATAGAGTTTAATAAGATGAATAAGTCTAAACAAATGGAATTTTTAATTAACAAGGAGAAAATAAATGAAAATAAGCAGAATGGCTAAAGGGGAATGGTCTAAAATAAGAGCATTCTTTGATCTGGAAACATCAGATGGCTTTACTATCAAAGGTTTTAAAATAGTTGAAGGTAGTAGTGGTCTATTTGTTGGCTTTCCTAATCAGAAAAATAAGGATGGTGAATACAATGATACTATCTTTGCCGATAAAACTTTAAAACAAAAAGTGAATCAATTAGCAATTGAACACTATAACCAAAGTGGATCATCACAATCTGATGATATACCATTTTAAATAGGGAGATTATATGATAAGGGAAACATCTTTAATGGCTTATGATCAGTTAAAGGGTACTGGAAAACAGCCTAAACAAAAAGACATTATTTATTCAGTACTTAGAAAAAATGTGTCACCAATGACTTTGCAAGAGATATGCAATAAAACTGGTATGGCTATAAATTCAGTTTCTGGAAGAGTTAACGACCTAAAGAAAGAAAATAGGGTTGTTGAGTCTTCTAAAAGAAAGTGTAGTGTAACAAGAAAATTAGTGACACCAGTTACGAGCTTAACTTTCTAAATGTTGGAGATACTAATAAGAGAGGGTAAAGGTAAGCAGCCTACTTGGGTAGACTGGAAAACTTTCATGGGTTTAGTGAGGACTAAAAAGCAGAAAGTTACTACTAAGCCCTCTCTTAAAGATTTAGATGGATTTTTAGAGTGGTACAATCTCTACTCAAAAAAATGTACGAAAAAAGAGTCTGCAATTTGGTGGGCAAAAAAAATTACTCCAGATCTGGTAAGTCAGATAATAGAACATACTAAGCTGTATGTTGATAGTACTGAGAAAAAGTTTAGGCTTGATCCGATAAGGTATTTAAAAAGGGAAAAATGGAACGATGAGATTATTAAGCAAGATAAAAGAATTGAAATTGAAGAATATAAACACGATACAACTGGAATGCCTATGGGTAAGTGTGAAAGGTGTGGTAAGAAAGATACTTATCTTAATCAATGGGAGTTATATAAAGGCAGCAATTGTTGTAGTGTCAAGGTTTTACCATTTAAATAAGAGGAACTATGGAAGATATAAAAAATAATCCTGCTGTTCAATTGTTAATTGCTAAAGAAAAGATAAAGATTGCTAAAATGGGCTTGAAAGCCATAATAGACCAATCTCCAGATATATCTTCAAATAGAAAAATAGCAGAAACAACTATTGAACACATGGATAATTGCGAAGAAATATAAACTTATAGGGTAGGTACTATGTATAGCAACGAGTTCGCACACTCGACATCTCAGTCCTTCTTAGGCTAACCTACCCTCCATTTTAGGAGAAGTATGAAAACAAAGAAGTGTCCTATGTGTA